GAACACTACGGGTCTTAGTTGCCCCGAGTGCAATATGGAATGCGCTGAGGACGCAATGTTCTGCTCCAACTGCGGTGCTGTAGTTTCCGCTACGCCCAGCAGCAGCGCGCCAGAGTGCGCTTCTTGCGGAGAGACTGCTCCTCAAGACGCCATGTATTGCCCTACTTGCGGCAATCCCGTACCACAGGCAGAGTCAGTAGACAATGCCCCAACTGAAGATAAGGAGTCAGAAGTGTCTGACGAAATCACAACTGCCGATGCTCCGGTTGAGGTTGCTGCCGAGGAATCGACTGCTACCCGCACCATGAGTGACGCAGACTTGAAGGCTTTGGCCGGCTTTATTCTTGCCGCCCAATCAAAGGCCACAGAATCCGAGCCCGAGGCTGAAGCCGAGGCTGAAACTCCCGCCGAAGTGGAAGTGGCCGCAGAGCCCGCCGCTGAGGAAGAGGAAGCCGCCGCTGAGGTTGCCGCCGAAGAATCAATCGAACAAAAGGAGACCATTGTGTCTGAAAATGTTTTCACAGCCGACCAGGTTGCCGCAATGATTGCGGAGGCCGCCGCTAAGGCCGCCACCGAAGCCGTTGCCGCCGCCCAAAAGAGTGCCGTTGAGTCCTACCGGAGTGGTACAACCACTTTCCGCAAGGGTCTTGTCGGTGGCTCAACCGGAAACGACGCCTCTGACCTGTCAGAGTCGGAGGAACTGGACCCACGTGCGCTTGCCGAGATGAACTCTGCTGCGTTCCGTCGTGCCCAGGTAGAAGCATGGGGTTCAACTCCATTCTTTCAAAACAAGTTTGCTCAAGCCGACCGCGGCTTCTAAGCAATTAACCAACCAACCAACTAACCAAATCCAATAAGGAGAACGCCATCATGGCTAATGACTTGGAAGAGGCCCTTACTGCCGCGGGTGCTGCTGCACTCGTACAAAAGCAGATTGACCCGGTTTTGCTTGAGTACCAGCGTCGCTACGCGCCGCTCGTTCGCTCGCTGCCAACGGTCAAGTGGGGCTCCACTGTTTACTACTTCAACAAGCGCACAACGCTTCCTTCGGGCGGTTTCGTAACCGACGGTGGTGCTCGCGCTGTTTCAACTTCTAACTACGCCCAGGAGAACTTCCAGATTCGTCTGCTCCAGAGCGTCGGTGCTGTCACCGGTTACTCACAGGCTGTTACCGCAGACCTGATTGGTGACCTGCGTGCCCGTGAAATCGAGGGTGCTGCCCGCGGTCTTTACTGGGACTTGGAGACCGCTATCCTGTGGGGTGCCGAGGCACCTACCTCTGGTGGCGCGTACCCGCAGTTCGACGGTCTTGACGTTATCTGCTCATCCTTCTCGAACGCTTCAACTGGTGGCCCTACAACGGGTGTCGGTGGCGGTACAATCGACAACTACGGTGGCGCCAACACGTCAGCCGGTTGGGGTTACCCCTCGTTTAACCCGTGGACTGACGGAATTGACCAGAACGCCATTGACATGGCCGGTGGCCAACTTGCGCTTGGCAGCCTTGACATGCTTATCGACCTGGTTGAGTCCAACGTCGCTGAGCCCGTTGAGAACTCCGAGTGGATGTTCCTCATGTCACCTGCCGCTAACAGCCGTCTGTCGCAGTTGCTCGTCAACCAGCAACGTTTCGTTGACCAGGTTGAGATTGCCGCTGGTCTGATTGTTCCTACCTACCGTGGCGTGCCCGTTGTCAAGACTTCGTTCTTGTCACCCCGCACCAACCAGATGGGTTCCGTCACTGCCGCCGCTGGCGGTACCGGTTCCTTGACCAACGGTACGGTCTACAACTACCAGATTGCTCCCGTTATCGCTCGCTTTGGTGAAATCCAGGCTTCAACAGCCACGCCTTTCACCGCCGTGACCACAACGGCCCAGTCAATCAAGTTGACGTTCTCGACCCCCACGGGTCCTGAAGGCTCACAGCCCACTCACTACAAGGTCTACCGTGACAACACTGTCACTGGTTCGGCTACTACGGTTACCTTGTTGGGTATCGTGGACGCCACGTTCCTTGACTCGTCGGGCAACATCTGGCCTGTTACGCAGATTGTCGACAGCGGTACAAAACTCACCATCAGCGACGCTGGCGTGCACACTGCCACTAACCAGCCTTCTGTCTACACGTACGGCAACACTGGCTTGAAGCCTCTCACCTCAAACGGTGAACAGAGCATCTACCTCATGTCGCGTGACCCCAACTACATCGTGCGCCCGTTTGTGCGTGAGATGCAGCCTGTCAACGTGTTCCCGACCACCGCTTCGCCCGACAGCCTGCCGTTTGCCTTCGTTGCGGACACCACGCTGGCCGTGCGCGCTCCTAAGTACATCGGTCGCCTCGCGAACGTTCGTGCTGCTCTGGACCAGAACGCCGGCAACGGTATTCCGTACAGCGGTTACACACAGTCGTTCAAGGTCGACTAGTACAGGTAGGCCCATTTTCAGTGGGGCGGGTAGGTTCCCTCGTTCCTCCCCTGCCCGCCCCGCTGGATTTACCACTAAAGGTTTATTATGGCTTTTGTTTCATCTGACGAACCCTGCGGCTGCGCAGGATACATGTGGGAATCTGGCGGTCCAGAAGGTGCCATCTTTGTTGATGACGCTACTGCATGGAAGATTATCAAAGACTTCCCTAACAAGTTTTTCCTTGCCGTGGAGCCCGTAAAGGCCGCTCCAAAGGCACAAAAGGTCGAGGCCAAGGTCGAGGAAACTCCGGCCGAGGAAGAAGCACCCGTAGCCGTTGAGGCTGCACCCACCACTAAGCGTCGCTCAACTAAGGAGTAAGTAACATGGCAAATAACGGTTCACAG